TGATGGTATCGCTATAGTAGGCGCTAATGGTTGGCATACTGATTCGGTTACTGAACAGGTTGAAATAAATCGTTATAGCGATTTAGTGTACCTCAAAAATTCTATACAGAAATTACAAAAACATTTGGATGTGAAAAAAATATTATTGTTAACTAGTGCTGTGCCTAGCAATGATTTGTATTTTGGTGAAACCCCAAAAAATCTTAAGGGTGTTCCTGAATTAGTTATAACTCTATTAGCAGATATGGAATCTAAGGTTTCACATTGGGGATTTGGTACATATGGAAAAATAGTTGATACCACATTAAATGGTGTCAACTATTTTAATAACCCCTATTCTACTAGTAGCCCTTATTGGGCTAAAAGAATTGATATAGAAATTTAAGACTCAACCTCCACTTTGATTTGTAGAGGATATCCGTGTGTTCTTGCATCTAGCGTTACTTCAATGCCCTTTTGCTCTGCGATTTCATAGGGTAAAATAGCAACTACCGCACTACCATGTTCATGAATGCTATCTGTAATTGAAGCAGCAGATTCATTACTATAGTTAAAATAATCAACCAAAGAATTGATTACAAATTCCATAGATGTAACATCATCATTCATGTAAATGATTTTGAAAAGGGGCGGTTCTTTAAGACCCAAATTTGGTTTAATTTTGATTTTAGTATCGGCTTTGGACATTTTAGTTCTCTCTTAAAATGTGTGCAGCGGATGCTGCACACCATACGCTACTATACTATTTAGTATAGGCAATAACAATCTTCTTGGGTTTTTGTTCTTCAGGAATTTGACGCTCTAAATTGATAGTCAACATACCATCTGATACAACAGCACCAGTTACTTCAACATGGTCAGCTAGTGTCCAAGTTCTAATGAAATTACGGGCACTAATACCACGATGTAGATATTCAACTGTTTCATCCAAGTTAACTGCTTTTTCACCCTTGACGGTTAATTGATTCTTCTCTACAGTAACATCAATGTCACCATTTTTAAAACCAGCAACTGCCAATTCAATGGTAAACTTATCCTCACTATGTTTCACAACATTGTATGGTGGATAATTTGTTTGCTGTTGTGTAGAAGTTTGTCTCATAAGTTCATCAAACATTGTATCGAAACCGATACCAAACTTATGAAGTGACGGAATGTCAAGGGAACGAAGGGATAATGTATTTGTCATTTGTTTTCTCCTTTAATAAGCAAGATGACTAATTGTAGACCCGACTATCGGCATCTACAACAGTATTTATTATAAATAAATTTCGTAAAAAATTCTACTATTTTGGTTAATCAGAATAATCTTCAACGTTGGTAATCATGTTAGGAGTTATATCTCCTAAATACATACATTGGTCTGTCTCTCTCAGGCTTTGTACCCAATCATCAACTGTGGTGTGGTCTAAGTCACCTACTAGTTTTTTTGGATCCAGCTTTTTTACATTAACACTAACTAACGTTACTGTATCGTTACCAGTACGTTCTCGGTCGCTTTCTCCGTATTCTAGTGCTAAGTCAGGATTATCGGTTAAGAATACTGCATGGTGTCTGCCACCTTTTAAACCTTGCTGTTGAATTACTTCTACTGGCTCAGAAGTACCATGCCATAGTGTATCATGACCAGATATATTTTCTAATAAATTTAAGTATTCTCTGATGGTTTTCATATTAAAATAACTTTTTAGGAATTTCTTGACTATTTAAAAATCTTTTCCAACGTTTCTTTGCTTGGGCTTTAGCAACTTTTCTTTTTTCGGTTGGCTTAGTATAAAATCTACGTTCTTGAACTTCTTGGAGTAGGCCATCGTCGCTAATTTTCTTTTTAAATTTTCTTAGCGCCTTTTCTACATTGCCGTCTTGTACTAATACTTTTCTGCCCTTTGAACTCATACTAATGGTTGTGGATTAATCACCATGTCCTGACTAATATTTATCACGGTTATACCATGATCATGGTATTTGCGAGCATTATACATATGTGGCATTAAGCACCGTTCAATTTCAGTATGTAGACCACGAGCACCTGTTTTAAGTTCTAGGCAATTATCTACTATTTGCTCTAATGCTTCGGTATCAAAATTTAATTCAATAGTATCTAATGCAAACAGATATTTGTATTGACTGATATAGTTGTTTTTGATTTCTGTTAGCACTCGCAACAGTTCTTCTCTATCCAGTTCAGTTAAAACTACAGAAGTAGTAAATCTACCAATGAACTCAGGAATCATTCCAAACTTAGTTAAATCATCGGGCGAAACTAAATTTAGTTCAACATCCTCATGGTTAGCAATTACATTAGCGCCGAAACCAATTCTAGTGCCTTTTACTCTTGTTTTAATAATATCATATAGTCCTACAAAAGCACCACCTGAAATGAATAAAATGTTTTTAGTATTAACTTCCAACATATCACCACCGGGATGTTTTCTACCACCACCTGCAGGTATACGGCATATAGTACCCTCTACCAATTTAAGTAATGCTTGTTGAACACCTTCCCCTGATACATCACGGGTAATGCTAGTAGATTCACCTTTACGGGCAATCTTATCAATTTCATCAATAAAGACAATACCGCGTTCTGCTTGTTTAACATCACCACCTGCTGAATTAACTAACATGCTAATCATACTTTCAACATCATCACCAACATAACCTGCTTCGGTTAATGATGTAGCATCAGCAACAACAAATGGTACATTTAAGAATTTTGCTACAGTTTTGGCTAATAGAGTTTTGCCTGAACCAGTAGGTCCAATTAGCAATACATTACCCTTTTGAATTTCTAAATCTTCGGGAGGATGTGTGATTCGTTTAAAGTGATTAGCAATAGCAACACTTAAAATCATTTTGGCATCAGATTGCCCTATGATATGCTGATCCAAATATTCTTTAATTTGAATGGCATCATAGGTTTGCTGTTCAATTTTTTCCGATTCAACGGAAGAATCATCATTGATAAGTTGATTACATAAATCTATACAATCACTGCAAATTGCAACCGATTCACTGACGATTAATTTTTTTACAACTTCTTTGTGGCTTCCACAAAAAGTGCAGTGGGTAATTTTATTTTCTAAGGTCATGAAGTATATATCTTGAAAGAATTTGTGATACAATAAATTATGTCACATTTAATAACAAAGTTAAAGTTATTTGGTAATTTACTTAGATGAACTTAAGTAAGACGCAATTTGCGTTTTTTCGTTTTCGGACAGCAAGTCAATATCATACTCACCTGAGTCTATTTTTGAAATTAAAAATTGGATATATGCCTGATCATACAAGTATGAATCAGAAGATTCTTTGTTTATTTCCATCCATTTATAACCATCAAATTTGTAGACTCTATTTGGTAAAGTATCTACTCTTACGAACACATCCCCTTTATTAGAGAACTTTGGAAACTGTATACCAAAGTTAGTATTAATCTGATTAGCATCATCTGCTTTAATGATGAATAAGTCAGGGCGCATTTCTTTTAATGCTTCTTTGCGGATATGTTTTCCATCACTGGTTAATACATAATCTTCATCTAGTTCTCTAAATGGTTTTTCTTTAGTTACACCGTCAGTCACTATCTCAGTAGTAGTAACTACTGGTTGTTGTGTTATTATTTCAGCAGGTTCTTCTTCCTCTTCAAAGGGACCGTCTTTAACATCACACTTTAAATTTGGACAGAACAACCCAATACCAGGAGCATTTAATAAAGGTGTTCCGCATTTAAAACAAGGAATTTCTTCAGGTTTTTCTTCGGGCTTCTCTTCAGGTTTAGAAACTAATCCTACTTTGGAATCTGATGTGAACCATTTCCACGGCTTTTTCAAATAAACATACTCATCTATTTTAGGTTGTTCTACAGTTTCTTCTATTTGTTCTATTTGTTCTTCAGTTAATGGACCATCATCAGACTCATACTGAGATTCTTCTTTTGGTTCTTCTTCATGCTTCTCTTCTACTTGAGGTTCTTCTCTGTCCCACATTCTACTACCATTTGCAGCTAATACAAGAGTCAACGCTAATGGATCAAACACACTTACAATAAGAATAATGACCCAACGAACTGCTCTTTCAAGTAGATTAGCATCAGGATTATCGCCGTATATAAGAGCGGCTATGTATTTGATCGGACCAACTTCTGCTTCGACCTTGCGTACTTCTGCTGCGATTGGCGCCTTTTCTTCATTAAGGCTACTAATTTTTTTCTGTTCGGCTTCGATTTCAGCAAGGAGACGCCCACGCTCCTTTTGTTGACCCCTACGGAGAGCCACGGCTTTATCGGCACCTTTCTCGTCCGTACTTCGACCCATAACTTGGTCCACTGACTCATCAAGCTGTTGAAGCGCTTTACGGTTAACATTTATATTTTCCCTTGCTGTTTTAATTTTTTCATCATAAATTGCTATCTTAGCTCCTACATCACCTGAGACTAAGCTTTGGTCACTGTGTGCTTTACTTAAGAATCCAAAGATTCCCATACTGGTTAGAAACGCAAGTGCGGCTACTGCGGCTACAAGATAAATTCTCATAGACCATTTTACTTTAACCCAATACTTGTGTAGCCAAACGGTTGTTACTACTTTTGAAATTTCTAGTGCGCCTCCCATTATTATAATGGGAATAACAGCAGCCGCAAAGATTGCTGTTAGTCCTAGAATACTATACCAAGCTGCAATAGTGCTTAATGTCAGCGCAGTTAATAGTGTGAGATTGGTTAAGGTGAAGATTCTTTTAAGCATAGTAAGTATTTAGTATCACCCAAAAGTTTAATTTATCACTTGTTATTATCTTCACCTCTAAATAAGTACCCGTATGTATTGTTAAACTCATACAATTTCATCACTAGTTTACGAGGAACTCCCGGACCTTGTTGTATTTGATAAGTAACCCATTCTTCATTACCATCACGGACTTTAATTTGCATGACGGTGATGCTATCACCGTCAGGAAACACATAAGACTTTCCTACCCAATTATCCATTGTGATGCACTGAGAATTCACTCCACTGACCGCGCCAGTTATCTTTACCTGAGTCCATACCCTCATCCTCAAGTTCGTAACCGTCATAGGACATACGATGTACTACTGAGCTTCCTTGAACATCCCAAGTTTTATAACTTAGTTTGCGTGGATCAAATTCTTGACCTTCGGTATCAATAGTAGTCTGAATACAACTGCCTTTACCACCTTGAGTCCACATTACAAAGTAACCTGTTCCTACATGTTCAGGATACAACTCTTCCTCTTCTTCGGTAGCTTCCCAACGTGAAGCACGATCACCGTGTGCCTCATAAATAAAATCTTCTAGTGTACCCTCATAAATTTCTTCACCTTTATCATCGGTGATGGTCATATGAGTATCATCTTCATCAAAGCCCCAAAAAGATTTTACATCTTGGTATTCATAGTATGCATGATTAAACCTAGCATTTTCAGGAGTTTCATTTTCATCATAGTCATAACTTTCATTTAGTGCATCACTAAGGTCATCTTCATGCTCATCATCACTCCAATGTTCGTATTGTTCTTTGGAGATAGTACCTACACCAATCTCACGGGTACGTCCCCAAATACGGATAGTATATTCACCTGCAGGATAATTAGGAAGTACTTCAACTTCGGGGAATGGCCACGCAGGTGCTACCAATTCTTCTTCCTTTTCTTCTTCACGCATATCCATTACAACCCAACCTTCATTACAACTGGGACAGAAAAGTTGTCCTGACGCTTCAGGCAGTTCGCTTTCTTTATGCATAGCACCACAACTGAAGCAAGGAACCGCTTCCTCTTCAACTTCTTTTTCTTCACGAGCCTTAGCCCATTTTTCTTTCTGTGCCTTGCGTTTTGCTTCTTCTGCTACGCCTTCTTCAGTCAATTCAACTGGACTATCACACATTGGACATACATCAGTGGTGTGGTCTGATACTTCCTCTGTAGCATAATAATCTTCAATTACAGTGCCATCCGCACGATGGTGTTGTGTACGGGTTTTATAGTTTTTACCAGTCCAACGACACTTGGTACATTTAGTTGTATCAGGTGCTTCTTCGGGAGGAGTATGCCAACTAGATTCGTCACCTAATTTATAAGTAATATCGTACCCGCCTTTGCGGTCAGTCCAACAATCATCATATTGAAATTCCCATTCAATTTCTACATCGTTTTCCCATGCGTCATTGACAACCTCTTCAACATCAATTTCACCGGCTTCAATTTGAAGAAGTTTTTCAGTAATCTCATCTTCATCCAAATCAGGATAAATTTCACTTAGAAGTTCTGCATCAAGTTCAATAGCATATTGCCGATCATGTTGATGCCATTCATGTTTTACGATTGTAATCATTTTAAATACCTTTTAGTGCTTTTAACAATGCCCGAGCAACTACTCGGTCTTTCTCTTTTTCATCTTCGGGGAGTTGAGCATAAGTTTGCTGTGCCAACTTATACCGTTTCAATTTCTTTTCATCGGGAGTAGGAGTATCCAAATCTAACTCACCGTTGTAATCTGCCATAGCAGTAATATTCCAACCATCGTGAATTGCGTCAGCAATCATATCAATGTTAGTAGCACCTTGTTTAATAAGATTAAGTGCTGCCTTTGCTGATTCTAGGTTGGCAAGCCATCCAAAGTTTTTACCTGGAGTACTACGCCCGTAATGATAAGCATCATCAAGTGCTTTATCACTAATAGTGGCTAGTTGATTAAGGTCAATTGATTCATTAAGTTCTCTAATTTTCATTTGTAAAATTTCCTTTAATGTTTGCCGTATTGTAAATCACTTCATCAAATTTGTCAAGTATTTCGAATTCCATAATCTCAGGACCAAGTGCTGTTTTTAATGCTTCTATTGCCGAATCAGCAACTTGGCGCCCTTGTGTGTTGGGCTTAAAAGCCACACGCATCCACTCTAATGCCTCTAGAGCCTCACGCATGGCTTCTTTACTCATTTGTCATCCCTAAAACGAATAAAGCGTGGGAAACGTAAACTATATGTACCATCTTGGTTTTGTGTAATTACATCACACAAGATTTCACAAGTTCTACCAATGACCAAATTACGGTTAGCCCAATAATCATCTCGATCACCGTCGCTAAAGCCACTACCAACATTGACTGTGATAAATTTCCCATCATCCATGCCTGAGCAAACCAGTGCTCCAAGGCGTCCTGCGTTTCTTCCAGTACCCTCTTCAACACCGATCACCTCCAAATCAACTGTAATAGTGGGCTTCCACTTCATCCAAAATGTATTACGCTTACATTCATAAGGAGCACCCATATTTTTGATCATAATACCTTCGAATCCTGCATTAACCTGATCTTTAGCATAACGCATAAGTTGGTCTTTGCCTTCCGCAGTATCAAGGTCTACCATGATATGCGGAAGCAATTCAACATTGGGCAACACATCAATTACAGGACGCATATATTCCAACATCTCAATACGCTTTTCAAGTTGAGCGTTCCAATATCCTCGACGAAAATCATCAATCGGAATGATATCAAAAATGTTGAACACTGAATCAGTAGCCTGTACATTTTCTTTACGGCGAGCCTGACGCATCAATTCTTGGAAAGAATTTCCAATAACCTCACCGTCAAGTACGAAACCCTTCATCAATGAACGGTTATGCCTAATCAATTTTGGTAAGTACTCACCAATCTGATTTTCAATATGGGTGAAGTTTTCAAACAGTTTACCATTACGGCTATACGAAAATACTGCATTGCCGCTTTCATGTACCATAACCATCATCAATACACGCACACCATCCAACTTAGGCTCAAGGCGTTTGATACCCTTCATTTCAGGGCGCCCTTCGCTATTAGCAGCCAATTGGCAAGCAAAAACAGGGATTTCGTAATCTGTTTTCTTACAGATTTTGTTAATCGTTTTTTCTGATACACCTGCACGAAGGTCTCGCCTAAGTACGGGAGCGCAAAATGTATTCCATTCTTCGCTATCAAACCTAAAACTCATATCTTCAATAGCGTCCCTAGCAGCATTACCAGTTAATCCTCGTTGACCAAGATTATGTAGAAGGTCATTAAACTCTTCCCAAGGATTTTCAGCACCAGTAATGCCTTCTGTACTTGGGATTTGCCGAACACCAAATGTTACATAAGGATTGTAGCAGACCTTAGTCAATGTCAAAAAATTGACAGCGTTAGTGCTACCAAGGACACTTGCCTCAAGGGCTTGCCGAATGACATCTTCCTTGTACAGTCGGCTATCACTTTCATTCAGTTTGTTAATCCAACTTGCACTCATTCTTTTTCTCCTTTAGTGATAATGTTCACCAATTGGCGATTGCGTTCATCTTGTTCTTTACGCTCACGATTCTTACCATGTTTCTGACCAAACAACATTTGATCATACTTTCGTGCCCATTGTACTCCAGTCAACCAAATACGAATTTCAGTTAGAGTACCACACATAACTTCAGCATCACGGCTGTAAATTGGAACACTATCGGCATCTTTGGGCTTAACACCTGCCCGATCACCTATATCACTGCCCCAACCA